GTTTATACTGTATAAAATCTGCTTCTTCCAAATCTAAAATATCCATACATAATTGTAATTGAGGCATGTAATGTTCTGGTACACTACCATCTATAGCGCGCATCATAGGGCACTTAATTTCTACAAGTTTACCTGATTCTGAAACACCATCGGGTGACCCACCTAAAAATGGATACTTTGGGTGTGGGCACAAGCCCAATTCGTGTACAACTTCCCCGTGACGTTGTTCATATAAAATACGTGCCTCATCCTCGTACTTTTCCCCATGACGAGTTGCCTCATTACCAAAAAATGGTTCACCTTTTCCACATTTTTTTAAAAGAAGTTGATGTGGTGTTTCATATTTATTTACCCCTATAGCTGATGCGGCGTCCGATGCAGTAAGCATACCCATTCTAAGATCCAACCATTCTTGTGATTTTTGTGGTGCATATTCAAAATCTAACCACTTCTGTACATTTGGGTGCATGTTAAATATTTATACTATAACACTTTTAAGCCTGTTTTTCTTCTTCGCGTGCGAGACGTAAACGTTCACGTAAAACACGTACAGTTCCTATAACTGCAATATTGCGTCTCGTACATTCTTCAATAAGTTCATCTTTTAACATATGTGATAACTTAGGTCTTTTAACAATCTCGTCTTTTTGGTATGTGTTAGCACGTGAAGTTAAGGTTCTCTTAACCGTAACGTTCTCTTCGGATGAAGACTCGTCTGGATCTTCAAGTGGGGGTAAATCGGAATAATCTGGCGACGGTGGTGGTTTTCTGAACAGTAATTTCAATACTAATATCGTACTTATAAAACCACTCGCAATGTATAAATATTTTCTCATAATTATAGATTTTAAAAGGGTCTACTGTTTAAGTATGGTTTCATCGGAGGAGGACCTGGTGGTGGTGGCGGTGGATAAAAGAATCGTTTTGCGGCATGTTGCTCCGCTTGTTTTTTGTTCTTAGCGTGTCCACGACCCAAAAATACATTATCGACATAAACGTCGATATAAAAAATACCATTTTCGTGATTTAAAACACGGTATTCGGGTAATGAAAGGTTATTTGTTTGACAGTGACGCATGAGATGATCCTTGAAATTATCGTCTACCATAATCGAATTCATATTAACATATTCAGGGTTTGTGTATACATTTAATATAAACTGTTTTGCATGTAATAAACCGAGATCCATGTATATGGCACCCACGAGTGCCTCGAAAACATCTTCAAGAATTTTAGGGTTCTTGAACCATTCATTACGCATACCTTTTTCATCCATTTGAACCCAATTATATAAACCAAGTTTAGTGGCTATATCAGCTAACGTTTCGCCCCGCACGAGTTTCGTACGTGCTTTAGTCAAGAAACCCTCTTGCCTATTTTCATATCGATCGAATAAAAATTTTGTAATAACAAAACCCAATACAGAATCCCCGATAAATTCAAGTGTTTCGAATGATCCGTCTAAAGATTCATCTTCTTTGAGTATGGATTTATGTCTAAAAGCTTTTTGGTACAAATCTAATTTAGTTATTTTTGTACCAACAAGTAATTCTACAGATTGCCTGTCAATTAACATGGTTTATTTATAATAAGTATGTATTTTTTTAAGCCGTTTCTTCTGGCTTACTGTAATGTGGACTCAAGTACTTTTGCAAGTTCAAAAACGTGACTTGGGTGTCAGCTGGTGGTTCGAGCAAATCACGCAACTTATCGTCCAGTACCAAAACGCGACCGTTATCCGGGTGCTTCAACCCCTTGTCGTTGACGTACTTGTTAATGGCGCGCGTGACGGTACTTCTAGAGACCAATTCACCTTCTGGCAATTCCAAAAACACACGAAGCTTTTCGGAAATAACTTGCTTGCGGTTAAACCCGTTGTTTTCGGCACGCTTAGCCGCCTTTTCACCGTTTGGGTCGTCTTGTTTCGCCTTAACCTTTCTGACGATTTTAGAGAGCGTTTTGATATCGTTTCTGAGAGCAGTGATTTCTTCGAGTACGGATTCAATAGACATTTTATATATTACTTATGCCATCAATCTTTAAGTCTATTTTTTGAACGATAGATATGTACTGAGAACAAGTAGAATAATTACTAGTAATGATGAAAATTTAAAGACGTTATCTAGACGTATAGGGTACAGGTATCCAAACCCATATGGTTGTCTGGGGTATAAATCATTATCTGGGGATGGGCATCCACCAGCACAACACTCTGATTTACATGGAATTATGTACCCTTTTTTACGAGTACCACACGTTTGCTCATTATGTGGGTATGGTGTATCATAATCAGCATAACATCGACATGTATCTTCACACTCCATATTTATTATATAGGTAATATAATAATGGACGAGAATATTTACTCGGAAACTACGGTTTCGAAATTCATGAATAAAAATTTATTTTTTGGAGACCCAGTTTTAAAGAAATATTACGAACAGGATGAACTAAAAAAATTTAGAAATCGTGTAAACCGTATGTATTCAAAAGAGTCATTTGAAAAAATGGCCTACATTGTCGTTACCGATTCCATACGCGATATTATATATGAAGTCATAAGTGAACTTACGGTTTTTTTAAAACCAATGGGTGATATTATCGTTAGTGGTGGTGAAGCGTTCAATGTATATATGGACCGTAACGATAAGGTCGTTACAAGTGATATAGATACCAAATTTGCACCCCGTATGAAACCAGATGAAAAGTATTTCGGTAAATTACAAGCTGTTAAACTTCTTTTATGGAATAGACTCGGTGAAATATCAAAGAAGATCAATATTCGCGTTCGTGATCGCATTTTGTCAAAAAAGAGTAAAATTGGTAAATTTATAGGGTTACGGTTTAGTGAGTCCGGTCCTTATGTGACGCGTCGATACAGTTTAATCAAAAAGCGTAAACATGGTATCAATAATAAACCATCAAAACGTAACGTGTTTATCGATGTTGAATTATTCACACTCGATTTAAAAGTGAGATGGTATTCACCCGAGAAAAACCGCATTATACCAGTGAATCTTGGTGGTATTTTGGATATTGCATTTATGCGTCCAAATGAATTCGGGTACGAAGTTATTCAAACACGTAAAAAGGGTGTTACTTACCGTAATCAAACTACAAACAAAACGGTTATTAATACTAAGATATACGTTGCGGGTAAGACATTTTTAATTGATGATATATACCTCATGCAAAAACTTGGGTTACGCCCAGAGAAGAAAGAAAAGGATCGCCAACGTATGGTAAAATTAGCCCGTATTATAACTAAAAAACAAATCAAAGCATCGGAACCCATGGAAGATATATTAAAGTTAGTACACAAGACAGCTAAAACACCAGTAAAGAAAGTTACATACGTTAAAAGTGTAAATATACAAAAGGCGAAACGTGTTGATCCTTCAAAATACGTTAGGTATACAACTAAACCATCCAGGGATAAATTAACGAAACAGATTGTTTATGGTTTAGATTCATCCGTAAACACACTTAATATACCAGGGTTCAAACAATCGAGTGGTACAAGTCGTTTTAACACAAACTCACTCACATGGAGACCTAATACAACTCATTCGTATATTAAAAATGAATATAACTTCAGGCCAAATAGTACATCGAGTCTCGATTTACCAAAAAATATAAAAATGGAAGAAACACTTTATGGATTTAAACCAAATAGAGATAAATGGGTACCAAAACCAATTCTTGAAAAATCAGCAATGATACCATTTATTGGGTTAAAGAATTGAGACCAATACAATATACAAAATGATTTACGATACTCTCTCAAAAGGCGAAGATGGATTATACCACTCTCGAGCATTAAACGACGAAAAAAAGCGATACTTTGTTCAATTGGACGGTGTCACTGTATCTGATGTCGATCAAGAAACAGGCGAAGTATCATTCGAAGTTACAGGTGAAGACAACCAGGCGAAGGTCGAATCTGTTCACGTTATCAATCTTCAATCTGCATTGGAAAATAGTAAGACGTGGTTCGGTAAAGAACTTCCAGAGAAGACGATTTCGGGTGCATATACCAGAAGTGAAAATCTTGAAACTGATCGTATTTCCGCAACACGTGTTTTCGATCACACTAAAGAAAGTGTTGAATTTAGTTCAATCACAGTTGGTATGTCATGTACAGCACTCGTGGAATTTTCTGGACTTTGGTTCGCGAAGAAAGCGTTTGGCCCATCTTGGAATATTGTTCAATTAAAAATTCACCAAGAAAAAATCCCAGAAGCAGAGGTTGAGGCTGAAGAAGAAACATATCCAGACCAATACATGATCCAGGATTCAGAATAAAAAAAATTGTTGATAGTATATAAAGATGAAGATGAAGATGAACAAGGTCTCTCCAAGACAGGTCTTGATTGCCCTCGCCATTGCGACCGTAATCTACCTCATGTTCGCGAACAACAAAAAATCCATGTATTCTGTTGAAGAACGTATGTATGCGCCATCCGGGTATGGTGCCGATGTCGGTCCATCCGAACCAGGAACAGCGTGTGAAATGAAGGCTGGTACCGGTCTCGCGTCGTCCCTCCTCCCACGCGAAGTTGCTTCCCAAGAAGACTTCGGTGAATTTGCCCCAGAAGACATTCTCACCGGCCAAAACTTTCTCGAACCAAGATCCCAAATCGGTTTCCCAGAAACCGTCAGTGGCGCCCTCAGAAACGCGAACCAACAAATCCGCGCCGACCCACCAAATACCAAGGAACCATTCGTATGGAACAACTCCACCATTGCTTCCGATACCATGCGTAGACCATTGTGTTAATTAATTTAAAGAATATAGGTATAGTTTATATATAAAAATGTCTCAGGTTACACCTACAGACGAACTCTCGAACAGCGTCTCTAAGTTGGTT